TTGTCGTAAGTTCCACCTTCTAGCAATGCTCTCAAATCATTTGGTAATTCTTTCAATGTTAATGTAAAACTTTCTCCATTTACAGTTTTATCAATATCCCAAATCTCATCATCAGCATAAATATTTTCTTCATCAGAATCAATCTCTTTTGACAACTTCTGAGCTGATGGTATTAAAACACCCTCTCCTACTGAATACTTTTCCAAAGTATTTTCAACTAATGGAAAATACATAAACCTACTAAATCCTTTTAAATATTTTCTTGGCATAATAAAAGCCCTCCTTTTATAAAATTTCTATTTTCTCAAAACGCATAGTTTTGTGATATATATTAGTTTCTTGCTCAAATAAATCGACAGCTAATGTCCTTTCAAAATCCAATTCTTCCATTTTGCTATTAACTTGAATAGCAATTTCTGAGCATTTGCTAGGACCTTTAGCCCATACATCTACTTGAATAGCAATATTGCTACTATATTCATCATCATCTGCTTTACTTGAAACAGAATTATCCATTTCATAGTAAGAAATCGCAGGCTTTTTTTCTAAATCACTCCAATTATCTGGATAAAAATAAAAAACCTCAATACCTGAGATTTCCTGTAATTTTTTTAATATCTGTGGCTTTAAATTTATCATTATTTACCACTTCCTATCTTTCTAATATCTTGCTCAATTGATTTAATTACTTCCTGTTCTACTGATTTACTGTTCTTAGCTTGTAAATAAGCAGGTGTTATATATGGCTGCGCAGCCTGTCCTTTCCAGTCTGCTTTGTATGATACACCGTTTTGGTCTATCTATACTACTAGCTTTTCCTTTTTGACCTGTTCCAAATTCCACATATGAAGCATATTCAAGATTAGTATATACTTGTGCTTTTGCACCATCTTGTGTTATCTCTGACTTAGTTTTAATAGAATTACGAAGATGTCCAGTATCAACTGGTACCAAATACTTAGCATTTTTCTGTATTTTCTTCGCCCCTCTTTCAAGAGCTTTTTTGCTACTTGCTTTTATATCTCCGCCAAGTCCAGACAAATTAGCAAGCAATTCATCTAATCCCTCTACACTAGACAGCCTCATCACCTCCATTCACTAATAAAGTTGTATGACTATCTGATATTATTTTACTTTTAATTTCGTAATCATTATTATTATAAACAAGTATATCTCCAATTTTAGCTATTGTTTTATCACAAGTAACTACAGCATTTGCATCTATTTCTTTTCCATACTCTTGTCTAATATACTCTCTTGTAGTAAATTGAAAATTTCCTTTAAAAGCATCTATTTTCTGTAATCTACCATTTTCAACTACTGCCCCCTCATCATCCTTGACAATATCTGTTTCCCATATCTCTATATCTTCATCATAAAAAGCATCTTTTATCGCTTCTTTAAACATTTCTGGTATCTGCATAATTACCTCCTCATCTTTCGATAAGATATTAATGTAGTCATATTTCTATCTAGAAATTCTTCTGCATTTTTAGCCATTGAATTTACACCACCTATAATTTGAAAATTAACAGATTGCCCATTATCAGATGCATTAGTTACTTGTTTTATTCCTTTTCCAATACCTTCTTTATTTAAGTTATATTGTTCAATTAAAAACTCTTGTATAAGTGCATTTAATCTTTCAGGAATAGTTTCTATGTTACATCTATCTAATATCTTATCTGTTATATTTTTCTCGCAAAACTCTAAGAATTTGTTAATTTCAGTATTAGATATATTTAATATTTTACTTACTTCAAGTACATTTTCTGTCATACTATATACCTCAAAAGAAGCTAACTAATCATTAGCCTCTTCTTTCTTTTTCTTAGTTTCTCTATAAAGTTCATAACCTTTTTCCTTATAAATAACATTATAAGCTTTTTCAGTAGCATTAATAATCTTTTTATCCTTTATATATTTATTCATCATTTAAGCACCTGCCTTTGGAACAACAGCACAAAAAGCTTCATCTTTAATTGCTAAATATCCTAATCTCATTGTAGCTTTTATACCAATTAAATCTTGCTCTGCAAGTGATATTGGTTTTCCGTCTTCATCAACAGTTCCTTCTAAAGTAGCTTCTTTTAGTATTTCATATTCTAAACTATCTCTAATACCTACTAAAGACTTATCCCAATCAGCTCCAATTAATTCTGCTTTTGTTTTATCCCAAGCACCATTTCTTGAAAACTCAATTGGCAATGAATACAATTCTTTTCCACTTACACCTTCTACATATAATTGATTATTATTTGTATCTCTTAGTTTTCTTAAAGAGTTTTTAATACCAATTCTAGCAACAAAACCATTTACATCATATCCACCTTCTTCTACTAATGCCATAGCGTCAGATACATCTAAATCCAATGTTGTTCCTGTTCCAATTTCTATCTTATTTCCAGATGTTTCTATACAATCCATAATATTGCTTGCAAATGGTGAATTAGTACCAAATATTGCTGCTGCATCTATAGCTTTATAAAATGCCTCTGCAATACTTTCCTTTAATTCGCTAAATACATCTATTGTTGTATCTTTTAATTTTTCTTTTGTCACAGGTATTATTACAGCTAATTTTTTAGCCTTTAACTCAGGATAAATCCAACCTGCTTTAGTTGTTTTTATTCTTTCTCCTTCTCCCACCCAGTATGCTCCTGCTCCTTCTGTCATAACTGGTATTTTTTTTGTATCACTTTGCATTTGTGATACCTTAGAAAGTCTTAAAATACTAGAACCTCTAGCAACATCTTTCATAATTTCTGTTGCTTGTTCAACAGGTACAAAACCCGTTAATTCATCTTTTAAATATCCCATTTTTTCATTCCTCCTTCTTTTTTGGGTAAAATAAAAAGACGTATATTACGCCCTAAATCTTCCTTGATTGATTTTCTTTAATTATTCCAACAAAATCTGTTGCACTACCACTGTATAATGATATACTGAATTTTGTTGTTCTATTTCTCCAAATAAATCTTTGTAAATTTCTTTATTAGCTTTCATTTGTTCTTCTATCCCAGAAACTACTTTTTGTCCTTCTTCATCTAATACAATTTTAGATAAATCAAACTTTGAAATTAATAATTCTGGATGCTTTGCTTTTTCATTATATAATGCATCTTTAATAGCACTTGTTTTTATCAACTTTTCAGTTGTTTCCTTATGCGTTTTTTCAAGATTCGCCTTCTCACTTTCGTAATTAGCAATCTTATCTTGCAAATCTGCATTACCTTTATTGTTTTTCTTTAAATCCTCAATTGTTGTTTGAGCTGTACTTAAAGATATTTTAGTATTATCTAAATCATTTTCTAGTTGTGAATACTTAGCTTTCGTTACATATTCATCACTATTAACATTAGCAATACTTACTCTTTTGTCCTTATCGGCTTTCTCGTTATAAGAACTCACTTTTGTTTTAACTTGTTCAAACAAGTCTTCTCCTAAAATTTCTCTTAAGAACTCCATATTATTTCTCCTTTCGTTGCTATTTCTGCAACTCATTAAATTTGCTTTTTCAAGCATAAAAATAAGACGCATTTCTACGTCTTTAATTTGATATAGGCTGTGTACTCTGCATCTACCATTTAACTGAACCAACAGAACAGCACCTATATCTATAATTTTAAAATATTAACAATTTATTTGTGCATATTGAAACTTTTTTTGTATAAACTATTGATTATTAACTTAATTTATGTTATAATTAAATTAATAATTAATTATTAGAGATTGCTTTGCACCCCTTGTTGGGAGCAGAGCAATCTCACTTTTATTTTCGCTTATATACTTTTAAAAATTTATTTTCTTTCAAAACATAAATCATATTAACCCAAGAAAATTTTTCTGAATTATATATTTCATCAATTTGATTTAATATCGCCTCATCTTCTACTTTTTGTGCTGTATTATCAATTATAAAATTATGTGCTTGTTTCTCACTATCTCTTATTGCTGTTTTCACGCAATCCTTACTCCTTTTACTTTTTATTCTTTTCAAATCAAGCTTTTCGCCTCTAAAAATATAATCTGGAGTTTTTATTCCTTGTGGGAAATTAATATTTGGTAATATTTTTACATCTCCCCCTAATGTTTCATTTAATAAATATCCCACTTCAATTTCTCTCTTGTCATGATTATTTTTTACATTATGATTATCTACAATATATCTTTTTCCTTGATATTCAATATAATCTTGATTTTCCACTTTTCCGTGTTTAGGCTTTGCTTTTTTATACATTTCATTTGTTATGTCTTGATATTTCATTTCATCTTCCTTTTCGTTTGCACTTTTATTAATAATATCACTATTTTTCAACTCTTTATCAACATACTTTTCTTTCCATTCCTCATATGTCATATCATGTGGTACTAATATAGTTTTGCCATTTCCATCTCTTGCTCTCCTTTGTAAATCTTCCATCATATCATCGTCAATCTCTGATACTGTAGTACATCTATCATTTGAATGAATTGGCGGACAATTCTTACCGTGGCTTTCTATCTTTTACTTTAAATACTTTATTATCTAATTCAGCACAATCTTCACAAGTCACTTTATCAAGAGTTGCTATAAATCTATATTGTTCAATATCTAATTCTTCATATGCTAACATTTCAGCTTCATTTGCAAAATAATTTACTTCTGTTCTAACCAATCTAGTAGCATTATACAAACCCACATTCATATATTCAGAAAGCTCTTTTGCTATTTTTGTAACTGATTTTCCTGACATTGTATCAGCTATTAATTGTGTTTTTAAATAATTTCCTAATCTTTCAGAATTATTCCATATTCTTTTGGAAAAATTAGCATTATTAGTCCAATCCTCATTAAGCATTAAATTTATTGTTCTATTATCTATCTGAGCAAAACTAAATCCTAATCCTATTCCTTTCTGAATATCATATATACTGTGATAATATCCTTCTTTTATCGTATCAACATATCTTATCTCAGTAATTTTTTGTTCAATATCTGCTAATTTTTTTAATTCTACATCTATATTTTGTTGTAATACTTCATATCTTGATATTCTATAAGAGTAAGCTAGAGCATTATATTTAGCCAATAATTTCTTTTTGATATTTTCATTTGTTATATTGCTATTTATTACTCCTAATAAGTTTTTGTAATACTGTTCACTTTCTCTTTTATTTAATAACTGAACAAGCGTTTCTTTTTTTAATCCACTATCTTTTGCAAAATTTTTAAATATATTTACAATTTCTTTATTAATGTTTTTTGTTGCTTGCTCATAAGCCTCAATTAATGAACTAATTGTATTTTCTGTACCTTTTTCTAGTCTTTTCATTAACTCTGTACTTCTTTTTTCAAAATAGCCTTGTGGTTTTCTTGCCATATAAAGCACCTCTATTCATCATCATTTTCTTCTATATGATTGTCATTAAATCCACCAGCATTAGAAAATAATTCCTGTTGTCTTTTTTGTGATTCTTCTTTTTGTGTTTTTAATTTTTTCAATTCTTCTTCTGGATTTTCTACCCAAGGATG